CTTGTTCCTGTAAAGTTAATTACACCTGTAGCATTACTGTATGTTAAACTGCCAAAGCCACCTGAATCAGTGACTGATATTTTACTTCTTAATTCTAGATCACTTGCGCCATTATATGTAATAACACCTGTGCTACTATTGTATGCTAAATTACCTAATCCACCACCATCTGTAACACTAATGTTACTTCTTGCTCTTGCGGCAGTGAAATACTTATTTGTTGACCCTTCTGCTAAGTCGTCTGTTGTTCTACCTGTAAAAACACTACTGCCATCAAAACTAAACACACCTGATGTTGAATTATATAATATAGGCGATACGTTGCTTAACGCACCTCTAATTTCTGCTGTTGTAACCTGTGTTGCTGTTCCTACACTTACTGTTGTGGGTGTTGAGGTAACACTTACTGTATTTGTAGTAGTATCTACACTTATAGTGGAGGTATTTGCGGTAACCGATATAGTGGATATTGCCATGTTACCTCCTTATGTTGTTGACAAGGCTGTAAAGCCTGCTGATGTGCTTGGTTTTCCTAAAGTTGAATCTGGTGAGTATCTATGTATGAGTGCCCATCTATGTTCATCTACAGTATTTGGAGTTACGCCTGTGTTGGTCCATCTTACTCCTACAACAGTAATTGGTGTTTCACCTCTACTGTCTGGTAAAACGTTACCTTCGTATAAATTACCTGGAATAGTTATGTTGACTGTTCCTGCGGCATTACTTAATCTGTTAATATTACTATCTGCTATTTCTACGTTGGCAAAACTGCCTGTTATAGTTGAATCACTAAAGGAAGGATCTCCTGTAGTTCTGTCATATGCCATACTGTTTACAACTAGTGTCTGAGCACTTAGTTCAAACGTGTAGTTAGATATATCTACACCATAGTTATATGTAAATGTTGATGCGGTGTCTTTGAATACTTCTAATACTTGAACATTATCTGCTGAAGAAATATACTTAGAGAAGGAAAGCAGACGGCCGCTCATGATGTTTTGATGAATTTACTTTTCATAATTTCTACTCCTGAAGGGTATTCCTATAACACTGAGGCATTATAGGCTTAATTTAATATGTATTTATCAGTTTATGGTGTTGTAGGCCAGGATACATCGTCTAATGCGGTGGGATTTGGGTATGTATCTGTTATATCACGTAATGCTTGTCTATATGTTTGCCATTCTGCTTTTTTACTATCTGATAATGGTGAATCAGCACCCACAGTCCANTCACACGCCTTAAGCATTTTGCTACGTCTATCTCTTACCATTGCTTTTACTGGCACTAAGTCTTGATTGTGTAAAACAGTATGTGGCGTTGTGCTTACATCTATTCTACAATGTCTTTCATGACATTTGCCCGGCATGTATGTAAGGCCTGGATTGACACTACATAATTTTGCTACTTGGCCTTGTGTGCCTATATAGTTGTGAAATGCTATCCTACCAGTTGTTTCATTGTATACTATGTAATTCATTATGCTATTCCAAAATTGCCTAGGTCACCTTTGTTAACCTTAAACATATCGTATTTTAAGTTCTGGAAACCTACTGTATTTGCGTTTCCACCTACATTTGCCAGTGTGTTGAAACCTTGTAAACGTATTTCAGCACTTACCATATCCTCTGTTACTTCAAACTCACCTTGTGAATTAATCACAGGAGGTATTTCTTGAAAGTTTATAAAGTTTTGCCCATTACTAACAAAACTATTAACTGTTTGGTTGTTGGCATATTCTACATCTATTTCAAATCTCAATCCGTAATCAGCCACTCCAGAATCTGGCATTTGACCTAATGGTGTGGCATTTGTTAATACTGTATATGCTCCATTTTCAATGTTTGCTAAATCAATTGGAACACTTGGTGCTATGTTTCTTAAAACTGCTGTATTTGATGTTAGATCAACATTTGCGGCTGGTGCCACATCTACTTGTCCACCTGCTCCATACACACCTATTGCGTTTCTATCAATATAGGCACCAAAACCATTACTGCCGTTTACGCCTGAACCGTATATTAGTGCGTTACCTGTTATATTTTGTGTTGAACCTGGTGCGGTGCTTAACACTCCACCTACAACACCTGCTACTTGGAATGTTAAATCATGTGTAGGTGTTTGTCCACGCAATGTATCGCCTGTTACTGTTATTGTTTCTGCGTTAACATACCCAGTGCCTTGTTGTCCTGGCATAACATATACATCTTCATAAGCACTACTTGATGCGTTTGCTCTTACTATAAACTTAGCACCTGATCCTGATCCACTAGTGCCTGTTTGACTTACATCAAAGAAGAAACTACTTAGTATACCAGGTGGTATAATTGGTGGTGGGGGTGGTATAATTGGAATATCAATTGGATCGTCTTCTTCTGGTGTTTCTGTTACCACAGCATCTATGTATACTGAATCATCATATTCTAATAATAATAAACCGCAGTTTATCATGCCATCTTGACCTAATACTTCTGTGTTCTTCATAACACGGAATAGTCTGTTTGAGAATCCATAGTCTGTGTTTGTTACTTTAACAACATCACCTGCGTCTATTTGTAGTCCACTAAAGTCAGTGGTTAGTTCTACTACCATACCTTTTCTACTTTGATTTAGATCAATATTCCCTAGTTGTTGTGCGTGTATATTATTGTTAACTAACTCTAATCTGTAATCTAAATTATTGTCTGGCTCGCCTGTGTTACGATCACCACTGGGTGTTTCTACTATAGTTGTATTTGTTTGGTCTTTTCTGTTTTGGTCAGCAAACTCTACTGTTACTTTGTTAAGTTGCTGGTATAATTCTGTTGAACTAATTGATATTTTACTTACAATATTGTCATCATTTAACACAAAGGCATTTGCTAGTTCACTGGTCAAGTATTCTCTGTTAGGAACTGCTTTGAATTTGCCTTGTTTACCGTCAAAGGTAAAGTATGTGCTACTGTTACGACATATCTTGTCAATGTTGTCCATACAACTGTCAAATGTGCTTAGATATCCATTAATTTGATACCTAGCAATGTTGGCACTTACGTTTGCTTTGTTTGTATACGGTATAAGTTCATTGGCATAACCTTTCATATCTGTGTTTGCTGTGCCTAGTATACTTGTTATATCAATATCAGCATTGGCAAGTCCTGCCCCATATCTAGTGTTAGTCATGTAATCAAATAACACTTCTCCAGGATTGTTCATGCTGTTTGTTATATCAAAACTCATTGAGCCTAAGCCTGTTAATGAGTTTTCAGCATCATAATCAACTTCCATCATGACAAATACCAATCCTTCCATGGTATAATTTGTTGTGTCTGTCCAATGTGGCATCATTGTTGTTGCGGCTACTTTACTGCTTGTTGGAAATACTTGATTAGTTGAAGCAGTTCCGCCAGCATATACTCTGACTCTTATTTTGTTTGCCCAATCTTCTCTGGTAGTTGCGTTAGCATCATAATAACTGGTTACATTGTGATTAGTAAAGTTAAGTCTTCTATCGCCCCAATATGTTTGGTTTAGAGTGTATGTTTCGCCTTCAATAAATTCACTTAACACAATACAATAGTGCATAGTATTGTTTTGATTTGATATAGCCACATCTGTGATAGGACCACTCATAAAATTACGGCCGTAGGCAATTCCTATCTTATTATCCGTGGCTGGGGCAACTTGGACTTTTGACCCATTACCCCTCATATTCACATTGGGAACATCAAATACTCCTAAAAGTTTTGATACACCAAACGCCAGTCCTGCCGCAATAACACCTGCTACAACACTACCAAGCAACGTAAGTGATGTTACACCCGCTACTGTTGCAACTAAGGCACCACCTATTGCTTTTGCTATTGCTGTTCCTATAAATGTGAATACTGCCATTGCTTACTCCTACTACCTACTCTGCGTAATATATTGTTTCAATTGGTTTAAAGCCATACTTTTCCAATTTGATTTTTGGTGATTGATCCATTAGTGTCATTGTATAACCCTGTATCAAACCACGTTTCTTTAATTCTTTACATACTTGGAGATATTGTAAAAACAATTTACCTCCAACTGTTCCTTCTCTATATGCTGGCTCAACCCACCATGCGGCTTCACGCATAACTGGGGAACCTGCTGGTAACCATAAATCGCCTGCTGGCATGGCTATAAAAAAACCTGCTGGTTTACCGTCTTGTTCTGCGTATAGTAATACGCCACTTCTACTACAATTAAACAATATTTGATCTATGTGAGCATCATCGTATTGTGGATTGTGTAAGTAATCAACTGGCGCACTATTGGCGAAGTTGATGAACATCTTTTTTATTTTATCAAAATCTTTTACATCTGCTTGTTTTATCATATCTTTATATCCTTTATATCTTTGTTATCTTTCTTGTTCTCTACGACGACGATTACCGCCGCCTCCAGGTCCTCCACCGTAGTTTCCACCACCTGTAAATTCTTTACCAAAGTCAAATGCGGTATTGAATAGTATTGGCACTCTGTCGAAACTTTTGTCTGCTGGAAACAAACGTTTTCTATCTTCTGGGTTTGTTCTTTGTCCTGTTATCTTTTCACTTAATACTGTTAACTGACTTGCTAGTGTTACTGTTACAGCATAGTCCATTTGTTTACTTAATATGTTTACTTGTTCGTCTATCTTATAATTGGTTATAACGCCCTTAAAACGTGTGTAAACACCACTCTTAAGTTCCATTGTGCTACTGTCAACAAATGCTCTTTTAAGTGTTACATTACCACCTTTTACTGGGTTGTCTAATATTTGACGCAAGTAGTCTTGTCCACTTGGTATACCACTTAGTGTTAATGCTAAGTCATTTGCGTTGTATTTTAAGTTGTCATCTATGTTACTTACACTTAAGAAAGCCCCTAATTCTGAATAATTATTACCATCAACTGTGACTGGTTTCCAATTACTACTAATGTAATATGTTGTGGCGCCTAATTGTAAGTCAATAAGTGTAATAGGCGATATACTTTCACCTTGGACTTCTGCTATTGTTGTTGCCATTAAGTTATAACCTCAACAAACTCAAAGTTACCTGTAAACTCAACTAAATCATGCGGAACTACTGTATAAGTAGGACACCCCATTGCTTTAAGGTGGAATCTACAATCGCCACCAAACCTTAATGGATCATTACCTGTAATTACTGTTCCTGTTTGACTTAACACTGGTCTGTGAACTGATACAGCCACGTTTGCTCCTGAGAAGTCTGTGACATCTGCTGTTACTTGATAAGGATATCTGTATGTTCCTGTATCACCTAATGGTTGTATGAAGTCACCTTTCTTTACCAAGTGTGTATAACCACTTGTGTTACCTGTTACACCATCGCACTTTAAGTATAGTGTTTTACCATTACTGCCTCTACAGTCTACTTGGGCCTGTTGTGCTGGACTTAAACTACCTTGATAGTTTGTTATGTAAGCCATGTTACTGTTGTCTGCTAAACTAACGTTTGCTTCTGTGACTCTATCAGCGGTATCTATGTCTTCTAATAAGTCTCTGTTTGTGCTATATGTCATGACTGGTGTTGGTGATACAGTAAAACTGTATACACTTGGTTGACGTTCTGCTGTTTTTACATGTCCACTTCTACTCACACTCATTGCTGTGGTTTTACGTTTGTTGACATTTAAACTTGTTGCGCCGTTAATTATTCTCTGAAAACTCATTATCTTGCTCCTGGTATGCTTCTAGCACCTGCCTGTGTTACAGCATATATAAATTGTGGATCACTGGCTACTAATTGTTGGAAGGATTCGGCTGAAGTTGCATTTATTGTGTAATTAACATTTGTTACACCACCGCCACCACCTCTCATACCTCTTGAGTGATCTACAACAGTTTCATTAGGGTGAAGTATTGAAAGGAATCCACCTCTACCATCTACACCACCTGTTCTAGGTCCTGAACCTGTATATCCACCGCCATCAAACGAGAATAACTCTAATAATGGGTTAGTAACTTTTGCTTGTATGAATGCTTTTATTAGTGTTAATTTAATAAAGTCTGCTAAGTCACTAAAGTCTGCTTTACCATTAATGAATGCCTGTGCTAATGCGTCTTCAAACATTGTTGCGGCTTTAACCATACCCTCTGCTAATGTTTTTGTATAGTTGCCTACATCGCTTTGTGCGAAGGCTTCTTTGACTTTGGCAGTTAGTTCAGGGCCAAATATAAGTGCTGTTAGAGCCTTAACTTTGTCTAGGGTTCCTTCTGCTTCATCAAAGAAGTCTGTAAGGAATTGATCTACTCTTGCTCGTCCTTCATCTCCATATATTTTGTCTAGTAATGCTCCAATAAATGTTCCTTGTTTAGCAGTAACAGTTTGTCCTGGAACATCAGTGAAATCCTCTACAATTGTTTTAATTTTTTCTTTGGCCTTTTCAATTTCTGTTTCGCCTAATAACATGTCTATAATGCTACTGAAGTCTGCTGGTTTTAAATCACCAAATATTTTTGATAATTCTTTTTGTATTTCTGCGGCTCTGGCAGGATCTGTAAATCCATCTTTGAATCCGTTTGAGACTTGTTTTGCCAATTGACCAATTATCATTGGCATCGTCCCCATAGGGAAGTCAAAACCACTTTTGGTTATACTTTCTAATTCTTCTCTTAATTCTTTTGCTCTGGCTATGTTTGCTGGATCTATACCAAAATTTTCATCAAAGGCACGACCTGCTCCTTTCATCAAATTAAACAAGTCAATCATTACGTTTGATAACGCTTCAAATACTTCTATTACTTTAACAACTCCTTGTATAAACTGATCTTTTAAGAATTTGCCAAAGTTTTCCATACCACCTTGAGCATCAACTGTTTCTATTAAGAATTCTGTAAATGCTTCTGTTATTTTTTCTAATGCTGGCGCAAGTGAGGCAACAAACTGATTGCTAACTCCTGCTATTAGAGTTTGTAGTTCATTGAACGAGTCATTAAAGTCTTCAACACCTTGTATAGCAGTAGTGCTTAACACACCGCCTAATGCCTCTGCTTTGGTGAACATGTCTTCTAGACCTGCCGCACCTTGGTTTAATGTTGTAACTAATTCAGCACCTTCACTGTCAAACGCCTTAAAGGCTAATGCTAGTTTTTCTGATTCGTTTTCTGTGTTTGCTATACCATCGGCAAATTCTTTTAATACTTGTTCAGCACTTTTAAAACTGCCATCTGCGGCTCTTGTGTCAATACCTAACTTTTTGAGTGCTGGTAATAATTCACCTGTGCCTTTTTGTGCTTCACCTAATCTTCTAGAGAATCTTCTTATGGCTAAACTGGCATTGTCTCCACTTACACCTGCCTGCTCTGCGGCAAATCTAAACTTCTGTAATGTTTCCGCACTGAGGCCAGTAACTTTTGCTACTTTACCTATACGGTCTATATATGCTGACTGCCTTACAACTAATGCTGTAAAGGCGGCTGTTACTGCTGTTAAGGCTATTGTTACTTTGCCTGCTAACCCAACAAAGCCACCTAAGGCTTTGGTTGCTACATTCATCCCTTTGGTGAATCCTTTAGTGCTTACACTTAATACGGCTTTAATTGGTATGGCCATTATGAGTTCCTCTTAATATATTTTGTTACAGTTTTTTCAGTATAATCTATTGTAGGATCACTCATGCCTTTTGGTGCTTGAGTGCTGTAACCACCTCTGGTTTTACCTGTTCCTTCTTTTGGAGGATTAGGGAATTCACCTCTATCTAACACACCACTGTATTCGTAATCTCCTACAACGTCAAATCCTTTAAATGTATTCTTTAACTTTGTATTGCTTTTAGCATTACCTTTATCACGTGGTGTGTTGTCTTTAAATTCTTTAAGAACCATTTTAGGTAGGCGATTATTGACAAAATTAAATATCTTTTTGTTTACTTTTCTAAACTTTTTGTCGTTAATCTTAAATGCCATTATGTTCCTTTAACTTTATTCCATTTTTCTAATATTTCTGATTCTGAGTAAGTATCAGATATACCTTCGCCACGTTGTTTCTTCTGCTCACGCATCTTAAGGATTCCTGCTTGATAACTAATTGCCAAATCCATTGTTGTGGCTTTTTCTAATACTTCTGAAGGTAGTAATCCATATTTCTCTGCCATACCATCTATAACTAATAACAACGCACCTTCCTGTGTATTAAGCGTCTGAACAGTTGTTACTTTCCCAGCGACTCAGTGACCTTTACCATTGCCGCATTCAAGACATCCATAGGTAAAACATTACCGTCTGTCATGACAGGTAATCCTTCATCGTCTAGTATTAAGTCTTTCATTGCGTGGAACATAGCACCCATGTCTTCTTTGTCTAGACTGGCTAATTGTGTATATTGTTCAATGGTTAATCTATCATGGACAAAGAATTGTAATTCTTCTCCATAGATCTCGACAATGTCTTTATCGTCGATCAATAGTTCTTTTAATTGTGGTTTTGCGGCTAAATCTTTTAATTTCATATCTTTATTCCTTTATATCTCTTTTTTTAATTCGTGTATAGCACTTAAACAAAATGCTACTCTGTTAGATACCTTTGTGGCATCTCCTTTGATGCAATTTAACTCATTCTGAGCCTTTGCTAATTCCGTCTCCAGACTCTTTACTATGTCCTTCGTCGTGTTTCTTTCCCATATCTCCATGTTTATCTTCCTTTATATCTTTAAGTTTTGGTGACTCTTCCTTTATACTAGCAGGGAAACCTAATAGTTGTTCTATTTGGTGTTTGCTATGTGGGATAGTGTCAATACTAAATGTATCTTTAGTCTTTGCTGTTTTAAGCCATTCTGTGGCTAAGTCTTTGGTTCTTTGTTTCATATCTATATTTATCCTAATAAGATAGTGTGCCCCTTAGGACACACTAAATTGTATTGTTATGCTACGGTATCGTTTTCTAGATCACCATCAACTTCCAACGTAACAGGTGTAACCCAAACTGGGCTATCCATGTTTACTGTTGGTGCCAAACCTGCGATAAATCCTGCTCCACGTATATACGTTGAACCTGAATCTGTCCCATTTAAGTATGCGTTGAAGAATACTTTGGTTTTGTTTTTACTTATGCCAAACAATCCATTCTCTTTAGCATCGTCATCGCTGGGTGTTCCAGTTCCAAAGAATGCTGTTGAGTCAACTACACAATTAAGTGTAAGTTGGTTGGTTGCTGGGATAGTAACGGCTGACTCTGCAGTGTTGTCTAGAGTTTTAAATCTAAATACACCAACGGAGTTGTTGATCGTAATATCTTGCATTTGCGGGACTACGAGTGATGATACACTACTATTAGCCGTTACGGCATTTGCCGCCGCAATATGTAAGACTGCTTCTGAACCTGCACTTACGTTAATTACTGCCATTTCTAGTCTCCTTTTAGTTTACAGTTACGAAACGGTAATCAAATGTATAAGTTAACACATCTGCTTCCGTCTCTGTTGTCATCTCGCATTCTCTAATCACCTGATTAGAAATGCTGTTTCTACTATTAATTATATTTGCTACAATAGTGTCTATGTCACCAGGCTGAGTCTTAGCATCTACACTTAAGAAAGCCTGAACAGTTGTTTCTGTTTCAATAACATCATTGTTATCTAAACAGTTAATCAACTCTGTTTTAGAAATATTGTCCTCATCCAAATAAACAAACTTCATGTTCTTGTTATACAATTCAACACCACCTGCTTCATAAGGTAGTTCACTGCTAACACTAACGTTGCTACTTGCTAGACTAACGTCTAAATTTGCTTTGAGAGTATCTCTAATTGCCATTATTTGACCCTTGCTACACTTTGTCTACTTCTACTTCTACGGTTTACTCTAAATCTTACTTGCTTTTCACCGTCTTCCACAGTTCCATCGTTATCTGCGTCATACCATGTAAAGTCTGCTAGTAGTTCTTCGAATAAATCATTGAAACGACCTTCATAATACTGTATCTTTTGAACCTCAGGTGACTCTGGATTTCCAAAGTCTGCTATCTTAGGTAATAGATACATATAAAGTGCTCCAAATGCACACATGTCAGTAAAGTCTGCTTTCCTACTTAGAATCCTTTCTGGAATAAATGGAGGAATAACGTTTTGACTAATACCAGTGTCGCCACTGTAAGCCAAGTATTCTCTCCAACGAGCACTGAGCCGTATCTTTGTGTTGATACGGTCAGTGGTCTTTGTTGTAAGGTCTTCTATGTATTCATTTAAGTTTGCCGGGGCATCTGGCACGTTAGTGAAGTCAATCTCATTCCCTTCAAAGAGTCTTTGATCTTTGTCTCTAACGTCTAAGGCTTCTGCGTAACTTACTACGGTTGTTCCTGATAATATAAATGCCATTTGTTGCTCCTTAAATTAATATTAGGCTACTGATGCCAATCCTGTTGGAGTGTTTGAACTCCTATAGAAGTTTATGCCTAGGGCTTGAGTAATCATCGCCTTTAATAGGGCATCATTTGCCATATCTTGTGCTACTGAACCAATTGTTCCACTTGCTACGCCTACACCATTTAATTGCTTACTTAGTGCAAGTTCTTGTCCTGGAGTAATAATTCCAGCATAGAAACCACCTGCGTCACCTGGAGCATTTGCGGCTCTTAGGTTAGCAACTGATGTCGCAAACATGTCTAGTGTTGCGGCATTAGCCTGTCCAATTCCTGCCTTAGTAGCAATTGCTCTAATGAAACTTGATTGGATTTGCTTGTAACCGTTTCTAATTGTAGATACGAATTCAATTTGATCTCTGTTGATCTGTTCAAACATCTTAACTGTTGCGCCTCTTTTGGATGCAAAAGCGATCGCTTCAGGTGACATTACTAGTCCTAGTTCACATGCGCCAACGTTTGCTGTTGCACTTAAACCGTCCATTCCAACGTTAACGTTTGCTAAGTTAGTTAAGTCTGCAACGCCGTTTGAAGAAATGACGTTAAATCCTTCCTTGTCTACTGATTGACTTAATGCTCTAGCAAGTCTAGTTGTGACTGCGGAAGCAACTTGGCCACCTGCGTCTTCAATGTCTTCATTAGCAACAAGTGTTCCTGATGCTTTTTTAGTTGTTGATACTGTTACAGATGTTGGAGCAAAGTCATTTATTGGATCTGCTTGATCATCTCCACCTGTATCAATAATTTTTGCGTGTGGTAAAACAGTTGAACCTGTTGTCCATGCGTTTGTGACTGGGACATTCATTTGGTTGCCCAATGAGCCTTCAATCGAGTATGAGTTGACAATCAATTGCGGATTCGGTAATAATACCATGTTATCATAGTAAGGTATCAAATCAGCAACGATGTCTTCATATAAATTTCCTACGTTTGTTGTAGTCGCCATAATAATTCTCCTTTGAATTTATTAATTAATTTATTATAAAGAGATAAAGATCCTTTCTTTATCTTCTCGTTTTTTCCATGTAATCAGTGACCATTTTGTCAGTGAACTGACCTCTATTCATGGTCTTGTTTACATTTCGCACATTTACATACGCGGCTCTATAGTTTGGATCACTGGTTAATCTATCTTGATCAACAGGACCTTTTGCTTTAGTGCTCGTCGGCTGTCTATCTGCGTCAAATGTATCTACACCTTTCTTAGCAAATGGCAAACCTAATGTTTTACCAACTACTTCTACAGCAGTTTTGTAATCAGGTTGCTCACCGTCTACAGTGAGGTAGTCTTGTCCATTCTTAATTGCGAATGTTTCACCTTCGATATGTAACATATCTCTGGCTCTCATTAAGTCAACTACGGCAGACTTTTGATCTGCGTTCCAAGTAGCAGGCATATTATCCTTAAGATTGCCTACATGTTCTCTAAGGGCATAGTCAGTTTTTACACGACTAAGTTCACCTTTGAGTTCTTCAACTGTTGCTTCCCTTTTTTGAACAGCACTCTTAAGTGCCTCAACGTCTAGAGAATTACTCTCTGGAGATGCGTCTCTCAGTTGATTTACTACTTGTTTAATTTGACCTAAGTTGTCAACTTCCAAATCCTGTAGTATTCTACTTTCAAAGTCTTTAGTAGCACTTTTGGCGATGTTGTCTGTTTCTGTTCTAGAGTAAACTCTTTTACCATCTACATACATACGACCGTCTTTGTGTTCTAAAGTTGGTTGCTTTGGTGTTTCCACATTTTCAGATTTTGCTGATACACCTGTATCTGCGTCAGTATCTGTTCCTACTGGTAGCACGTTCTCGCCTGCTACTAACGTATTATTTGTGATGTCATCACTCATTTTCTATCTCCTGTTTTGTCCCTGAAGTATGGGTAATTTCAAAATATTTAGAAACCATTATTAGTTGTAGATGCTTCTATCAACTGTAACATTCTCTTGCGTATTTTGTCTCGCATTTCAATCTCAAACTCTGCTTCTTCACTGTCAACACCTGTTGCTGACTCATATTGACTATGTGTAGCAAATGGCATGTATTCTATACTGCCATCTTGTCTTGTGTGACTGTGACTACCAGAGCCTCCTAATCGTTGTGCTTCTGCTTCTGCTTCTTCACGTGTGTTATAACTTGGCACTTCAATACCAAATGTTTCTTTATACTTGTTAAGCACATTCAAACTCAAGTTTATTTCTGCGAGTTCATGTTCTAGTGCTTTCTTGTTAAACTGTCTATTGTAACTGATAGCAAAGTCTTCTGGTTTATTTTGATTTGTCCAAGCAAAATATAAATCCCACAATCTGCTTTCAGCACTTTCTAAGTTAGTGGCTTTACGTCTAATCAGTGCGGCTAGTTTGTCATCGTATACTTCTATTTGTTCGCCACTTCTTGCTGATTTGATTAGATCTTCACTACGCAACATACTAATTGCGGTCATCTTTTCTATTTTACTGTCTACTAAAGTCTTTATGCTGTCTATCGCTGTTAATTGCGGTGAAGCAAATTCGTAAACATAACTGGGCTCTCCAGTTAATCCACTTTGAACACGGATAACAGAACCTGGCTCTGCTCCTATTTGTCCATCGTTTATTTGATCTGTGGTCTCATCTACTACTAATGTAGGGTGAGCACCGTATGTGATAGCACTATATATTTCTGCCATATCGCCGTATACACTACGTTGTATTTGTGCTACGTCTTGTATAACTGTTGTGCCTACATTGTTATACACTTTAACGTTTTGATATGTTGTTACTATAGGAACCATTCCTAATTCATTTGGTTGTGATATTCTAAACGTGCCTTCATCTAAATTCTCTATTAGTTCTGACTCTACAGGAGGCATGTAATCATCATCTTGGCCAACGAATATAGTATCTATAGTTTCTGGAGTTATATGCCTATAAACAATATGTTGATCAGTTTCTTCTACTTTTACCACTACTTCTTTTAATTTTAAATTACCGTCGATATCATATGTGTAACTCCAGTTTGTAATATCTAATGGTGTATGTATTTTCCATCTTGGTATATCTGAACCNATTGGCTTGTAACAACCAATGTGACAAACACCAAATATCGTTGTGTATTGATCAACTAGGCTCATGAATTCTGTAATNGAATTNCCTTCNCCNTCNACNTCATTTAAGAATTGATCTATTCCCGGATAATCAGGTAATATTCTAGTAGGTGGGTTTCTAAATAGTATACTGTTGTATTCTGCTACAATCAGTTTAACATAGTTGTATAGCGGGGTATTGTCTAGTTTCTCTGCGTAGAAACTGCCATCCATTACACCTCCGCCTTGGTTTACTTGTTCTGAACTATAACCTTGCGTTAGTCTTGCTTTGCTTTTGCCTGTAACAGTCCCGTTGTCGTCTACACTATAAGTGTTAATTGTTTCTGAGGGTGTGTTAAGGTCTACTTGATATGCTCTAAGATATCTTGCGTTTTTGTATTCGACGCCGCCGTAGAAACTGTTTTCACACAATTTCCAATCATTATAGTATCTTGAGTATAATGGGTGGGCGCCAGTAATAAAGTCTAAATAGTCAGACATAATGCTCCAATATATTGTTTTTTGTTTTTGCTATATAACAAGAGTATTTATCAAAAAATGACATTATCTCTATGAAAAACCCCTATTTAAAGCAAATACAATAAATAGGGGTCTTCAAAACACACTTGATTATACGAAAAATCAATTAAAACATTACCTAGTGGTCTGTTCTAGAAGATTGTTTCTATGGTTGCTAACCCTTTGTTAACAACTCAATATTATTTATAAACTACTACTGTAGAGATAAGTAATAGTGGCTTGTCCTAACAAACCTACTCTAGATGTAAAACTAGAATGAATAAACCTTAACATTTTGGACTATTATGTTAGGGTTTTTTTATGAGTCGCATAATACCGTAAATAACACACAACAACCCTATAGAGTGATAAATAAATTGTGTAATAACAAACAAATAGGAGAATTACAATATGACAAGAACAACAACAGAAGCAATAGACGACTTAGCAATGGTTTTAGATAGTTCATCAAAAGTAAGAATTGATATGGACGAAGATAATAACTTTTACTGGGCACTGAAAGGAATTGAACATAGTCTAGAAAGAATAGCAGATGCTTTAGAAAAAACAAAGGAGGAGGCGTAAGCCTTCTCTATATAGGAGAATATAAAATGGCAAAGAAATACAATCAACATAAAATACAGAGTTTTGAAAAACGTTGGGGAATGCGTTGTAACGAGATAGCAGAAATGGAAGAAACAACACCAGAAGCAATCCGTATGCGTGTTAAACGTTTTGGCTCACCATGGCAAAGACGTGGCAAACTAACCAAGTTTGAAGCAAAGTATGGTAAGACATTAGCACAATTGGCATTGGACTTAAACGTTCATCCACATACTATAGCAAGGCGTGAAGACTTATACGGCGACGTATACTTTGAAAGCAAGTATGGGCATGGCGCAAGAGGCAAAATAATGAATGAAAGAGGTGAACACTGGACAGAGAACAAACATCTTCCAACATTTAGAATAAAAAGCACATACATGGATCAATACGATGAGAACAAAAAGACGTAGACGCAAGGTCTGGATAAACGGACATTTTGTAGATAATCCAAAAACAGAAGGTTATAGAAAGTTTCTAGAAGCCACATTACCACATCAAGATCCACGAGCACAAGGCTTTGACAGTATTCAACTCAAAGACTGGCTAGACGTTGTGGAAGGGAGAGTAAGTAATATTGAAGACGACAACTGATAGACATGCTGGTTATAAACTGGTATTCATGAAAATAGCAAATGATTATATAAAGAATCCTTCACCTAAGAAACAAAAGAAACTACAGACTGTGGTAGTAGAAACACTTCAACGTGATCCTGAATTGTTAACATGGTTCAATACTATGTTTAAGTGGAGTAACACAGAACATGGTGTGGAGATATCATACAAGATAACACCTCCGCAAATACCTTAAAGTTCTTTTTTAAATTGCATCTCTTGACCCATTCCTATTAACAAACAGAATACTGTTAGTATAGTAAACCAAGGATTAATTAAACCCAACATCAGACCCCACAACAGGCTTAGTCCTGTTAGTGTCATTGTGTTCAATCCTGTGCTATGTTTTTCAATTGGTAATTTCATTTATTTCTCCTATTAGTTCTGCTTTAATGCCACCATTGTGACCCATTTCTCTTTTTGCCATTAATATGATTTCGTCAGGTGAATGTGCTACAAACTCATGATCAATATCAAAAACAAACTTCATATTGTTGCCGTCTCTATAAGTTACCTTATATACAGCATTAAACAAATGAGGTCGTTGGCCCAGTGTCTTTNTCAACATTAGTGTCTCCTTCTGGCATAGTGTATTCAAACATATCTATACCTGCTCTTTGTAGTAATGGTGCTATGCCCATTAACATTTCAAGTTGTGAATACTTTGGTCCTGTATACTTCTTGTTCTTTCTTTTAAGTGCCTTGCGATGTCTCTTTTGGCCTAATTGATGTGCTTTCATTTATTCTCCTTTTATTATTTCTAGGTTAGGGAAGTATCTCACATACGTTGTGTTGTGACTACCTCTTACAGTTTCTATGTTGTTCTTTATTTCTTCGAAGAAGTTCCAAGCAAGTGGTATACATACTATATGTTCGTCCACTGCTAAACTGCTTCTGCTTTTTATTGGTATATTGGTTCCCGGTGTGTAACTACCTACTTTAAGTGGATTGTCGTCTACTATCCAATCTAGTTGTATGTTTCTGGCATTCAATACAGTCATGCCTTTTGCGGCCGCACCGTATCCTACTACAGTTACACCTTGTGCTTTGTAATCCGCTACTGTTTGTTCTAATTGATCCAGTATTTGTTTGGCATTCTTACCAAACGTGCGGTAAAAGTCTACATTGTGTCTACCTTGTGCTATTTCTACTTTTATTTGTTCATTTAAATGCGTGTTTGCTTCATGGTGTGGGTGCTTTAGTTCAAACACATAACTATCGCCGTGTATAGGCGTTATACTAACGTCTACTAACTTTAATCCTGCCCTATGCGCCAAGCATTTCATACTGTTTATACTAAAGAAACTGATATGTTCATGGTATGTGGTATCAAACTCATTGCGTTGATACATTTGGCTTTGACTTGTTTGTATGTAAGCACTACCGTCACGTTCTAAGTGTGTGGCAATACCTTTTAAGAACTCTAATGGATGTGGTGTATGAGCACATACGTTTTGTGCCACAATAACATCAAACCATTTACACAATGTGGTTGGCCAATAAGCATTCACAATGTCATGTCCTTTAGCCACAGCATCAGCATACAAGTTCTTTGCTGGATCTACACCATATGTGTCCCAACCATACTTGCGAAAACTGTCTAGTTGTGTTCCGTCATTACAAGCAATATCTAACACACTACCCTGCCCATGTTCATAGTGAACATTCTTTGCGAAGTCATCGCAATAGTCTCGTAGTGTCTTTGATGTGCCGGTAACATATACATACTTGTCAAACATTATAGCAGGTTTTACACTATATGTCAACTGGGTATGCCAACATTCTTCACATAATTGTAATGCTAATGGATATGCTTCTCCACCGCCACTACCGTCATGATAGTTATTGGCTAATGGTTGTTTACCAAAGTCTAGAAAATTGGTTAACTGTCTACTGTCACAAGCAACGCAGGTGGTTAGTTCTACACAATTACTCATAGTGTTTATCCACGTTGCGATGTGTTGGCACCATGAAATCTGCCTTAATGGCATCTATAACATCTTGTGTTATGCTTTCTGGCGTTGCCACAAACTCAAAGTCATAGTCTTGTTCAAACAAACTGCTGTCTGCGTGAAAGTCATATGTTTTTTGACACATCTTTTCATTGTAACTTTCATCTACGTCTGCGTTTAGCAGTGGCACGTTACACACACTTGCTACACTTTCACCTAGTTCTATTGCGGTGCTGTGAAAACTAGCCAAGTTGTATATGTTGTTGTGATGTGTTTTACTGTTTATAATTGTTTCTATTGCTCTACACAAATCTCCTATACACAATATACTGCGTCTTGTGTCACCATTAAACACTTTGACAACACCTTCTGTTAAGGCATTGTGTGTCATTGCGTTAATCATTACATCTTTGCGAAAGTTAACACTTGGTCCACATACTGTTCCAAAACGCAAACCCACAGTATTCTTTGTGCTGGTCTGAGCATAACGGTCTAGCATTTGTTTAGTGCAGTCATAAGCATTTAGCGGTTGACACAAACTGTCTGACTCANGTGCTAAATGTGTNTTGTGATTACCATACACACTACTGCTACTTGCGTATATAACTAACTGGTTGTCAATGTGTGCTAACATCTGTATAAAGTTACGCACATTGTTATTGTAACAACTTTGTAAGTCATTCTTACACATGTTAACACTATTGTGACCTGCCAATACTATAACAACATCTTGGTCTACATACTGTTCTGCTGTTATAGTTGAAAAGTCTTGACATTTGTGTGGTAAGTTTCCTGGATTACCAAACCAATTGAGATCTATTCCTGTTATTGTGTGTCCTGCCAATGCTAAATGATTGTGTAATTCACTGCCTGTGTATCCTGTTGATCCTATAATCATTATATTCATAGTTTCATATACTCCTTTATATTATCAGGGGCAACATATGGTTCTATTTGTTTTATAGCATTCATATGCTTTGCTGATATCTCTAAATCTTGTGTGTGCGGTTCCCAATTGGTCCACTTGTCTATGAACCAACGTTCTGATGGTATGCTGTCACCTATATCAGCACTACCCATAATTGCTACTAAGTGTTTGTAAAACATTATTTTAGGTGAATTACAGAAGCCAAAGTTATAACATTGTATGTGTGGATGTGTTTGTATTTTGCCATCTACTTCTGTGCCTTTGCCTGTTGGAGGAGGTGGTATATTCCACAAACTAGGTCCTATTCTGTTTCTTTGTGGCACACGATAATCCATGCCTTTCCATAATTCTATTTGTGTTAAGTTCACATACTCACAAGCATAGTTAAACAACTTGGTGGCATCGCCTGGGGCAAATACCATATCAGGATCCATCATTAAACATTGTTGTGGTCTACCAAATGTAGTTCTAACTAAGTTATAAAGTGTGTGCCATTGATTGTGACTGGTATCAAACTGTTTATTGATGTATGTGACTTTTGCCGGGAACTTGTCTACTATAAATTGCTTTACATCTTCTTCTAATTTTGGCAATGGGAATGTTTCGCCTAGGTAAGTTACTTCTGTTCTCTTACTCCATGGTCTACTACTGTGAAACACAAACACATGATCTACATCAGCAATAATACTGTTTATACTTTGTTCTAAGAAGTCTAGTCCATAATGTATTCTGTATATTGCTATTCTATTCATTATATATTCCTNGTTACTGCTAACAGTTTCTGTGCGTCTCCGTGACGTTGTTCTCTGGTTGCTTCATATATGTCTTTGTCTTTGTGATATAAGTTACCGCGTTCTTGTGTTCTGTTTCTAGCATAAGTGTCGTCGTATGTGGCTTTCTTGGCACTGAAGTGCATGTGTTCTGCTACTATGTGTGGAATGAAGTGACATCTATCTACTCTTTGTGCTATGTCAAATACCCATGTGTCATTGTAACCAAAGTTAAACACTCCTGGAGCAAAGTAACCTAATGTTTCATACCACAGTCTACTTACTATAGGAAAGGCACAATGGCTTTTGCCATTAATTTTGTCTTCCATCCAAGCACAATATATGTCGTCTTGAAATACTTCTAGTTGCTGTTCTAGTTTAGTGTCCCACATAGATGTTCTATAGAGCAAGTCATCATTGCCCATTATTAACACAGAGTTAACACTCTTGGCGGCAAGTATGTTCCAACTTTTGCTTATGCTCATGTGCTCTCCATATGTGAATAACACATTATGCGGTGTTCTGCTTTCTAAGTTTCTGTATTCTTGTATAGCAGGATCATCTAGATCAATGTATACTAGCATTTCTATGTTTTCTGGCATTAATGCTAATGGGAATACACTATCAATAAACTGTTCTAGCCTATCTGGCCTGTTGCGACTTGGTGTTAGTATTGAGAATGTTTTCATCGCCAATACTCCTTGACCCATTGTTGAGGTGGCCAAACACCGTCATGGTTAGTAACTGTTTCTGTGTAACTTTGTATAATTGAAGGCGTGCCATGATAACAAACTATTCTGGCATTGTCGGGTAAGCCTTTACTACAACTCTGTTTGTAACTGTATATTTGATTAGGGAATAAGTCTTGAAAGTATTCTGTGTATNTAGGCAAGTGTCTAGCAGTATACTCTTGATCACCATCTGTTGTGCTGTTTATGTGTTCTTGCGGATTCATCTTAAAGGTATCCCATGCTATGCTCATTGCTCCATGTCTCCACATTAGTAGTCCACTAGCAAATGTGCCACGATAGAAGTTCTCTAGTCCTATCATTGTGCCTAAGTTGTAGTCTAATATTTGATCTATGTTGCCTGTAATAATCGTGTCTAAGTCTATAAACATTATTGGGGCACCTATATCAAACGGTAATTCATCATTGAACAAGTATATCTTATTCCACCAACCGTCGACTCCTAAGTCAGGTAGTTCTTGTATAATTACTTCAGGTAATAAATCTGTGCTGTCTTCTGTGAAACAGTGAAAACGGAATGGCATACTGGTGTTGCGTTTTATACCATTATATAAATTGTTTACATATTCTGGGCCAAACTTGTTGCCCCACTTTAAACATACTATGTCTATCATTGAAAGTATAACCTCATGTCTTTGTTACTGCTATGCTTACACACGTGATTCATTGCCACGTTTTCGTCATAACGTCCTGTTTGTTTAATCTTTTGCCATATNTCATTTAGTAATGGATGTATGCCTACAACACGATCCAAACGAACCATCATATTGAATATCATATCTCCTGTGGGCACGTCTGCTGTTACCATACCGCCCCATGTTGGCACCTTTGCGTCTTTTTGTAGTTTATGTGTGTCTAATCCACCATCTACACAATTTACTAGCAATGTGTTATGTAAGTTAGTTCCGTTCACACATTGAACTATATTCATGGCGATTGCACTGCTTGTAACGTCTCCTACGTCTACTATAGTGTCACATATACTCAACAGCCAGCGAACGTTGTAATGTTCAAGTATAACGGGTCTGTATTGGTTTAAACACTTGTAAAACTCGAAATGGTGGTGGCCCATATCTATTTCACGTCTTAAGTGTATAATGTGACTGGCCAGTTTGTGACAAACTTCTGGCATTCCGTGAAACTCGCTTCTAACTTTGTGAACATTGTCACCTAGGTCATTAGCACGGTTCTTATCACCTGTTGCTGGTTTTACATCTGTTATTAGTTCTAGTAGTGGATCACTCATGACTTATCTATCTCCTTTTCATCTACATCTGGCTTTGGTTCTTTGACTTTTGGCTTACTGCCAAATATCTTATCCCAATTATCCTGATATTCTTTACTGTTTGTGTTAGTGCGTGGTGTAGAGCCTTTGCCGCCATGCCAATTACTATTCTTCATCTTGATACTTTCCATTTATTTTTATTCTGAACTTTGGCTTCTCTTTGTCTTCAGGCTTAGCCCATTTTATCTTGTCGAAGTTTTCTTTATACTGTTCGTCATTTACACCTGTGCTTATAGTTGAACCTGGCTTGAAGCCTTCTGCTATATCACGCACACGTCTTAGTGTTGGGTTCTTGGTAATAGTCTTTTCTGCTTTCTTCCAATCATGTGTATTCTTTTTGAATCCTTTACCCCATGCTCCGTCTTTCATTATAACATTCTCCCTGATCTTCTAGGAGCATGTGCTCCTTCATATGTTGCTATTGGTTTTAGTGGGAACAACCCATGAACTAGATATCTTAAACTATCTGTCATATGGTCCCATTGTCCACTCTTATCTGGCTGGCGTGTGCCCTCCTTGTAACTGTGTTTGATTATACTTTCTCTAAGTTTCTTACACTTAGGGTCTATGTATAGTTTGTTTTCACCTATGCTGGTTTTTAATCTAGCATTCACACTTGCTATTGCTTCTGATACAGGTGGATTGCTTTTGCCACTACGCACTTTGAAGCCATTGTTAGTCAGTATAACATGATCACTCATGCCCGGCGAATTAGTGCTACGTTTGGCACCAGAGGCATCTGGATAAACAAACACTGGGCGTTTGTCGCCATAACGTTGTTTTATTTCCTTAACTACTTCTAGAGTGTTTGAACCGTATATTTCTACTTCATCTATTATGTGTATAACTTCTCCACTTACACTGGCTATGATAGCACTCATTGGATCTAAATTGAAATCAAGTCCTACGAATATAGGATCTTGTGGTTGAAGTGTTGGTGCCAGTTTCATGTTGTCTTCTGAGAACGCATAAAAGATTACTCCACTATAGTCAATAAATTGTGCTTCATACTCTTGTAAATATTCACGTTCTCCCATATCACGTTTAGCGGATTCTATTTCTTCTTGACTAACGTGTCCACCTTGTATAGTAGTATAACTATGACTACTCCATTCTTGTTCAGCGCCTGCTTGTATGTATAAGTCCCAGAAGTGATTCTTGCTTTTTGGTGTGCCTATAAACATAGCACCACCGCCAGTGTCTGATAGTGTGGGTCTTAGTATAGTATACCACGTGTTAGGATCCATGTCAGCATACTCGTCAAGTGCTATAAAGTTAAACTTTAAGCCACGTAATGCTTCTTTGTTTTCACTACTACGCAGAGTTATAGTGCTGTTGTTTACTAATGTTACTTGTAAGTCACTTTGATTAATCTTCTTAACCCAGTTCTTTTCTGATAACATTTGAAGTAANTCATTCCATATAACACCTTTTGCTTGGCGGAATGTGGTTGCTATGTATAAGCAACGTTGATTGGGGAATCTGGCGAACTTTGCCAGTTCATTGATTGCTAAGTATGATTTACCAAAACGTCTACCAGCCACGCACACACGAAAACGTGTTTCATCGTTGCTGATCTTTTGTTGTGGTTCTGTTAACTTCATATCTATTGTGGTTGCTTGGTGTAGGGTTTGTTGACAACACTACATATTCCGGTATGTATCCAAGGAGGACTACACCAAGACTTATAATTCTTCTTTTTGTTCATCATTCCATGGTAACACTTGAGTGCTTTCATCACTTACACTATCTTCTCTTTGTCCAAGTATAACTTTACCTAGGAATATCAACATAACACGATCGCCTTTCATTGCTAGGTCTAATTGTGCTCTGCGTAACTTCTGTTTCGTTGTAGTAGTGGCTTTTTTGTATAAATCTGCGAAGTTATCTCGTAAGGTGCCTACAGGGACCCCAAACCAATCTGATAATTCTTTCCAACTACTGTGTAATGCGGCTAATTTATAGAACTCTTCTTCTGGTATAACTACCTTATCTCTGCCTACAACACGACCCACAACGGTTTTCTCACCATACTTGATGTTCTTTACTTGATATCTTTCTGTGCTTTTTTGTGATTCTCGATGTGCTTTTGAACCAGCACTTTGAGTTTCTGGTGTTAGTGGTTGACTATCTGAAAAGTCTTCATGTTCAGTTGACATTGCGTTCTCCTGTAAAATCACTGTTTGTCGTCAGTGTCGCCGTATCTATATTTATCATTTGTCTGTGTTATAGTAGGGATTTCCCCACTTTCTAAGGCGGTTACTTAAATTAGCAGGTGATATTCCTATTTCTTCTGCTAGTTGTTCACGTGTTTTACCAAATAGTTTCATGTAGTTTCTACCACGTAATCTGCCTTTACGCATTGCGTCTAACACATTGTCATGCCGTGTGCCTGACTTCAAGTGTTCTGGGTTACAACAACGTCTTATATCACATGTGTGCATTATGATATGGTCTTTGTGTAATCTACCATAATGATACAGGTAACTTAATTTGTGAGTGCTTACTAGACCTTTGTTNTTGGGTAATTCCCCTATGTGATCACATGTTACCATTCCATACCCAGCACTATTAGTATGTCCAGGCCATATCCAGCAATCACCGTATTTTTGTAACCTCTTAGAGATTTTATTCCATTTACCTGCTATCGTTGTTATTTTAGCCATCAGTAATATTTATCCATAAGTGTAGATTATAGTATACAATAGTAGTTTATATTATTTGTTTATTTAGTTAGTTAGTTTGAACCACTTTAGAGTGTTGTTATAGTCGTCTTACAGACGAATAAACTCACAACCACTTCGTGGAGTTGTTTCGTTTATATTATTATTTCTTTTAATTTTTTTAACATGATTTTTGGAGTTTAAGTCAGAAGGAACTATTACAGTTCCCTCCTCATGATTTATTGTATGTCGTCGCCATGATAGGAAGCAGGTATTTTATTATACACAATGTCCAATGGATCTCTTACTCACTCCACACCTGCTAAGGCCTTTGTATATGCTTCGTTCTCGTTACATATATTGTTTATGAACTTGTTTGTGTTCTCGACATAACAGAATAATGTCTTACTTCACTACATTGAGCAGGATGGTGCTTGTAGTTCAGTTTCTCAAGTGCTGTTACCAAAATCACAGCCTTTGTCTTCAGCCTATTATATCTGGCGGCTACCCTTATGTTCTGTTTGTTTATTAGATATATCTCTAATGTATGCCTTAATGAGTGCCAATTGTCTAGAAGATAGTTTNTTGATATCTTCAATGCCATAAAGTGTTTTTGCTAATGATTGTTTTTGTTTTTTAGTTGCCATGTATGCCTTGTTTGCCTTGTATATATATTTATACAACTCATAAAAAAAGACCCCTAAAATATGACAATTAGAGGTCTTTTAGTGGCCCTAACCAAAAGGCCTAATAGTGAGAATTAATATGTCAGACGAATAGTGTTAGGCAATAACATATGGCTTAAGAACTTAAAACGAATGTTTCAAGTATAAGTTCTATTTCGTCTTCCTTATTAAAAATGGCATTAACAACACTATGTGTTTGCCAATGCGATGTAATCAGGGTGCTCTACAAGTGTTATAACTGGGAATCTATGAGGAAAGTTCATGTCAAACTTTATAAGAATGTGTTATAACCCAAGTAGTTACAATAACTACATATATATTTATCCTTTCTGTGTATATTTGATACCTTTTTTAGCCTATTTTAAGCATTATTTTGTTATAAAGAGATAAATATTTTATGTAATTAGGCAATACAACGGAGACAAGATTATGGCGAATACAATCAAAGAAACACTAGTAGTAACTAAGATATCAGAAGAACAACTGATGAAAACAGGAAATGGCAAAATGTATAGGAAATATCATTTTGTTGTTTGTGCTGGAGACAATGCTGGTAAACAATATCACACATTTGTAAGTGATAGTTATAGAAACAAAAAGCATTGGGAAAAGGTAGAAAAAGAATATGACCGCGGATTACTGCCTGTGTTAGATGGTAGATTCACAGTTATCAAAGACAAGATAGATGCTGACAGTAAACACTTCTCAGTGGCATCAAAGATAGATACTAGAGATAAGCAAAGTGCTATATTTTTAGGCTTGTTATATGAAAAAATGACAGGACAAAAGATCAAAAGCAAACCTCTTACGCAAGTAGGGTGGGGTAATTTTATAAGTGAAGCCTAATGCTTGTAACTGTATATCCTTGCTACTTTTACTTCTAACCATTCGTTGTGCCTATTAGCACGTGAATATAATTTGGTTTTTTGATCAGTGAAATCAAATACTTTGCCTTCAAAGTAGTATACTTTATTTGATGTTTTGTTATTTAGATAATGTAATAATACTTCTTTGCCTTTTCCTGTTTGTTCATACTGTTGTAATGCTGTATGAATTTGAAGTATCACATGATGTGTTTTTTTAGTTACTTTACTTAATTTATTTTTTACTTGTTGTATTAATTCTTGGTCCATACTTATATTTAAGTATGCCAGTTAAAGTGGCTACATATTGCTGGAAATGATTGTTGCTATGATTGTTACTAGTGTGCTCATTACCATCCCAAGGATCCAAAATATTCTATTTTCTATGCGATCTAACCTACCAATAAAGAAGTCTCTGTTATCCTTAACAGAATCTTTAAGTTCATCTATGTCCTCAGCCATGTGAGCCAGATGATTGTTTTTGATCTGCTCAATTTCTTTGTGTAATTCTTGGGTGGTAATTCTTTTAGTCATTATGCGAATTCACTATCTATTTCAGCAGTAGTAGTTATTTCACCACGAGCAATTTTACCCATACAAGTTAATTGTGCTCCTATAACCTTTTCATGCTCTGCTGTAGTAGGTGGTATTGTAGGTGGATAGTTATCCACTATATATTGATGTAGTTGTTCTTTACTCATGTTCATATCCTATTTTGTTTCTAAGTTCTTCTAGTTGTTCTTTGTCCTGTTGTATAATTATAGGAACAGGCGCACTATCTCCGCCTTCTTCATTGTGACTCCAAAGAAACTCTGACTTATACTTGTCNCCTANTGTTTCATTGTAATGGTCACATAATGTGTGTAATTCTTCTGCTGTTACTTGCGGCATTTTGTAAACAAATGCTTCATACTTAGTGCCCGTAAATANNCAACTCCAAGTTTTAAAGCAGTTGGGACTGTAGTCAATAACAAGTATATTGTCATTCATATAAGCCTTATAACTCCAAGGACAAACTGACTTGATACTAGCATAGTATCCTTGCCAATCTATGTTATCCTCTTTTAGAGCCTTTACCACCTCTTTGTCCTTTTTTCTTTTTCTTATCTTTCTTCATTCCGCCTCTTTGTGCCATTGTATGTAATCTCCTATCTTGTTTTAAGTTGTTGTTCGACCCATGCTAATGCTCTAGGTCCTCCCCATAAGAGATATGCTCCTATGGCTTTTGAATTCTCTGCTGTCTTACCTTGTGACTTAGCAGTTCTATAATTTGCTCTTGCCCTTAATAAGTAACTACGCATTCTTACTAATGTGTCTTGACTTATGTTTTCACCATTTGCTAATTGATTTGCTCTTGCTAATCCTACTAGTGTTCCGTATTGTCTACTTGGCGGCAAATCCTTTCTTATTTCTAAGGCTTTCTTTGCCGCATCTGCTATGTATTTAGGTGCTACTGGCATTACATTGTTGCTTGAGTAATCTTCTGCCAAGCACTACCATTATATATACACATTTGATTTAGTGTGCTGTTATACACTACTTGTCCTGCTTGTGGCGAACTTAACGCATTTATTTCTGTTGTGGTTAAACTATACAGTTGTAATCTGTTAAACAATTCTGTTTCAGTAGCATCTACTGTTAAATGTGTTGCGGCTAAGTTACTGCTTGTTCTTACATCTGATCCTACTGCTCCACCTTGTCCAATTTTAACTTGTTTACCACTTGAAGCACCAATACTGGTATCTTCACTATGTTTTAAGAAAGCAATTTGGTCTGCGGCTGTTTTATTTTGTGCGTAATGTATAATATCTAAACTTACATTTGCTGTAGTGTCCCAATCATGTGACGCAATGGCTGTGATTGCGGCAGGCGGAATTGTTGTGGATAATGAAGATGATTCTCCACTTGTGCTATACCATGAAAACTTACCTAGTTCTTGACCTTGTCGTGGATACCAATTTGTCCAGTTGTTTTCTTTGTTACCATTGAAACTACCAAGCATAACCCTTGGACCTGCTTTGTCTTCAAAACCACTTGAACTCTGTAAACTGCCATCTGTGAAGTTTGAGAATGTCATAGCAGGCTGAACTGTTGATCCATATACATCAGTATCGCCTAATCCACTCCATTGAATATTTAATCCAAAGCCTGGGTTAGGATCAGTGTGTAAGTTTCTACTACTAGTATCACTTTTGTCACCAACCACAATAGTATTCTTAAATCTATGGAAGCCGTTTTCGTGTTCAATTACATTTGGTGAATTTGCTACAGATAAATTTGCTTTTGTAAAGTCAGTTGCTGTTATGCTACCATTAACGTTACTTAAACTTGTGCTAGTAAATCTTTGGAAATAGTTAGCACCTAGTTCTGCTGTGCCTTCTATGGAAAAATCGTTTGGTCCTGTTGACCTTAATCCATTTGGTGTTTGGTGTAAAAGACCATCGCCACTAACACCACTTAAGAATCTATAATCACCAGTAGAAGTATCTCTTACTGTATGATATAGACCAAAAGCATCTAAGGCACTACCAATTGTAAATGTTGTTGTGCGTTCAGCAGGGTTACTCATTATAACGTTAGCAATACCGCCTGTGGCACTACTGTTTGCTACACTACTTACTACTGTGCCTTTAGGGAATGGTCCATCAAAAGAGGCTAAACTGGTATTACTGAATTTCAGTGCCATGTTTGAATGGAAAACTGTTGCTAAGTCTACTGTTGTTCTAGGGTTATATCCCAATGAAGCTGCATATAAACCTAAATAATAGTAGTTTAACTCTCCACCTGCGGCTGGAACATTACTAGATGTAAGTTTTTGTAAACCACTTAATTGAACAACATTACTGCCTGCTGTCATAACTGCTGATCCGTCTATACCTAGAACACCACCTGTTGGTCCACCGTTCCAAGCAGGTGACCTAGTAGCCATTACACCACCAACATCAGTGCTTCCTATAAGTCCTTGGTTTGTGCTACCAGTTGTTACTGTTTCACTGTTGTAGAATACAAGAGCACCTGTTGTTTTACGTAGAACACTACCTATTTGTGTTACGTTACCTGTGTTCCAATGTATATTCGACTTGTCTGCGTTGTATTTTAATTTGTTTACATCATATAAGTCTAAATCATTACCACTGTTAGGCTCTATTTTGTTTGTTTTAGCACTACTTGTTGCTGTTACTGTGGTGCCACTTATAGTGTTACCTGTGCTTATTGTGCCTGTATAATCAGCAATGGCACTATTTGCTCTTGCTGTTGTGTAGTAAAGGTTAGTTCCTTCACTTACTTGAGTTGTTGTTAGTCCTGATAGTTCGCTACCATTACCTTTTACATAAGCACCTTGAATATTACCTGTTGCTGTTAAACTGCTAGGAGTTAACGCACCATCATAGTCTGTAATAGCAGTATTGGCTCTAGCAACTGTATAATAAAGATTAGTTCCTTCACTTAAATTACTTGTTGATTTAGTTGCTAATCGTGTATCAAACCTACCGTCTGTGTAGTAAAGATTAGTTCCTTCTGCTAGGTCACTTGTAGATGTAGGTATATTGTAATATGTGCTACCATTATTAGTAAACGTCCATTTATCAGTGTCTTCATTCCATTTGACTTCTACACTGGTGCTTTGCGGTCTGTTTGCTATGATTTGAACATTGCTGTTTGTAGCCGCATTTGCGTTTAGTGTAATCTTTTGATCAGTAACAAACAAGTCAGTAACGTTTTCATAATCAATGTTACCTGTTGCTATAATGTTACCTGATACGTTTAAGTTGCCACCTACAGTTAATGGGCTTGAACTAATGTGACTTAATACCTGTGCGTTTGAAACAAAGCCTGATGTTGCGTTGTCTAGGTTTGCTAAATTAATATCTTGTAAGGCAATGTTTTTATTATTGCCACCTAGATGTCCAGAAACCTCAAATGTTTTAGCAACATCACTTACACCTGTTATACTGGTTAAACTGAGATTAATTCTATGACCTGTGGGTCTGTTTACAACTGTTAAACCAGCACTTCCACCTGAGCCTACTTCTATTTCACTACCACTTACACCAATTACAGGTCTACCTGCTGTTTGTGTAGCACTACCTTGTGTTAATGATATGTTACTGGTATCAATAGCAGGTTGTGTTACATCAATGTATAATGTATACAATGTGCCATCTTGTTCTACTATTTTACCTATAGGATCAACAATACCATTATAAGTATTTGTTGGTATTGTGCTTGTATAACCACCTCTACTGCCTACTTTGGTAGCATATAATATGTCACCTGTTTTAAGTCCACTTAGCCCATTGTAAGCACCACTAGTTATGTAGCCTTGTGTGGCTACTGCTACTTTAGGATAACTTACAGCACTATTAGAAACTGTGCCTATGCTTTCCATATAAACACCGGCAACTATACTGTTACCAGCAAGTGTTGTGTCTAGATAATCAACAATTGGTATATCATTACTAGCATCATATCCTGTAACTGCTAAAACATGTCCTCTAGTTGTATCTATTGCTGTATTTTTAAATCTAGCATGGAAACTTTTTTGTGGATATGCTACACTAAAACCGCCTGTGCTACTATCGTAACTTATACCTACGTCGTATGCTTCTGAGTATTGTCTACCTGTTGGATATATAGCATGGGTATTGGCCATAACACCTTCTGTGGCAAATGAACTTGATGTGCTGTTTAAGCCTAGGGCACTAATTACACCTGTGCCGCTGTTATAAGTAACACCTGTTCCACCACTTATACTGCCTCTTACATCAGTTGTGCTTGTTCCTGTAAAGTTAATTACACCTGTAGCATTACTGTATGTTAAACTGCCAAAGCCACCTGAATCAGTGACTGATATTTTACTTCTTAATTCTAAATCACTTGCGCCATTATATGTAATAACACCTGTGCTACTATTGTATGCTAAATTACCTAATCCACCACCATCTGTAACACTAATGTTACTTCTTGCTCTTGCGGCAGTGAAATACTTATTTGTTGACCCTTCTGCTAAGTCGTCTGTTGTTCTACCTGTAAAAACACTACTGCCATCAAAACTAAACACACCTGATGTTGAATTATATAATATAGGCGATACGTTGCTTAACGCACCTCTAATTTCTGCTGTTGTAACCTGTGTTGCTGTTCCTACACTTACTGTTGTGGGTGTTGAGGTAACACTTACTGTATTTGTAGTAGTATCTACACTTATAGTGGAGGTATTTGCGGTAACCGATATAGTGGATATTGCCATGTTACCTCCTTATGTTGTTGACAAGGCTGTAAAGCCTGCTGATGTGCTTGGTTTTCCTAAAGTTGAATCTGGTGAGTATCTATGTATGAGTGCCCATCTATGTTCATCTACAGTATTTGGAGTTACGCCTGTGTTGGTCCATCTTACTCCTACAACAGTAATTGGTGTTTCACCTCTACTGTCTGGTAAAACGTTACCTTCGTATAAATTACCTGGAATAGTTATGTTGACTGTTCCTGCGGCATTACTTAATCTGTTAATATTACTATCTGCTATTTCTACGTTGGCAAAACTGCCTGTTATAGTTGAATCACTAAAGGAAGGATCTCCTGTAGTTCTGTCATATGCCATACTGTTTACAACTAGTGTCTGAGCACTTAGTTCAAACGTGTAGTTAGATATATCTACACCATAGTTATATGTAAATGTTGATGCGGTGTCTTTGAATACTTCTAATACTTGAACATTATCTGCTGAAGAAATATACTTAGAGAAGGAAAGCAGACGGCCGCTCATGATGTTTTGATGAATTTACTTTTCATAATTTCTACTCCTGAAGGGTATTCCTATAACACTGAGGCATTATAGGCTTAATTTAATATGTATTTATCAGTTTATGGTGTTGTAGGCCAGGATACATCGTCTAATGCGGTGGGATTTGGGTATGTATCTGTTATATCACGTAATGCTTGTCTATATGTTTGCCATTCTGCTTTTTTACTATCTGATAATGGTGAATCAGCACCCACAGTCCAGTCACACGCCTTAAGCATTTTGCTACGTCTATCTCTTACCATTGCTTTTACTGGCACTAAGTCTTGATTGTGTAAAACAGTATGTGGCGTTGTGCTTACATCTATTCTACAATGTCTTTCATGACATTTGCC